TGGCCCCTGAATCGTAACCAAAGGTGATTAACACTAATGGCTCAGACAAATTTTGCTGCTCTTACCACTGAGCAGAAGACAGTCTGGTCCCGTGATCTGTGGAAAGTCGCCCGGAATAATGCCTTTTTGTCCAAGTTCTTAGGAACGGGGGCAAACTCGATGGTTCAGCGAATCACCGAACTCACCAAAGGCGAGGCTGGTGCACGTGCTGTTCTGACGTTGCTTACCGATCTTGAAGGTGATGGCATCTCCGGCGATAACCAGATGGAAGGCCGCGAAGAGAAAATCCGTGCGTTCGACAGAACGATTCGGATCGATCAGATGCGAAATGCCAACCGTACTACTGGTAAGATGGCGGACCAGCGTTCTATCGTAAACTTCCGTGAAGCGTCCAGAGACCAATTGGCCTACTGGCTTGCTGACCGGATTGATCAGTTGGCGTTCCAGACGCTGGCGGGAATTGGATACGGCTATACGCCTGCTGGTGCTGCTCGCACCGATCCGACTTTCGGTCAGTTGGATTTTGCTGCTGACGTTTCAGCACCGTCTTCAGCTCGGCATCGCAGTTGGACTGCTTCCGGCCTGGGTGCGGGTTCTATCACAGCCTCGATGGTTGCTCCCACCTGGGAAACTATCGTGCGCCTGAAAGCGTATGCAAAGGATAACTATATCCGTGGCATCCGCGCCAGCGGCGGCGAAGAGATGTTCCATATCTTTGTCACCCCTCAGGTGATGGCAACCCTGAAACTCGACGCTGATTACATGCAAGCCGCTCGTCATGCGCTTCCCCGCAGTGAGAGCAATCAGTTGTGGACAGGAACCAGCACCTTGCTGGTAGACGGCATCATGATTCATGAATACCGTCATGTCCCGCACTTTACGGCCTCCACCGCCTTCGCAGGCGAGGGTACGCCGACCGTAACTGGTTGTTGCATGCTGCTGTGTGGTGCTCAGGCACTTGCTATGGCCGATCTGGGCAATCCAGATTGGGTTGAGAAAAACTTTGACTATGACAACCAGAAAGGTATCAGCATCTCCAAGATTCTTGGATTCCTGAAACCCAAATGGTACAGCGCAGTTGCCGGAGCCGATGAAGACTTCGGGGTTGTGCGTGTCGATGTCGCTGAAGCCTAAGGAGCTAAATCATGACTGCATATACTGATTTGTATGGCTCGCAAGGCGCAGTGTACGGCCTCGAGATGGTGGTTGTTGCTGCTGCTGGTGATATCTTTGTTGGGAGCGACGCAGTTGTTGTCGCTGCAGCATCGGTAGCCGACGCAGCAATTTCCTCTGCAGGTGTCGCGTCAAGTACGACCGGTGGTCAGATCGTGTTCGCAAGGCAGAAGCCTTCGACCGCTGACGAAGGTGGTTCTTCTGATGCGGCTAACACGGCCGATCATGCTGCTCTAAAAGCAGCCGACGTTTAATCGTCTAGTGGAGGGGGCCCCTTTTGGGGCCTCCACCATGATTTCTTTTAGGAGCGACTGTGCTTGCGCAAGTAATCATTAATGAAGTTGAGCAAACACTACAGGACCCAGCAAATATACGCTGGAGCCTTTCCGAACTACTGTCTCACCTAAGTGAAGCACAACGAGTAATCGTAAAGAATAAACCTAATGCTTATTCTTTAACTACGGACAAAGCCTTAACAACCGGAACCAGGCAGACTCTGCCCACGGATGCGGTTGCACTACTCGATGTTATCCGAAACTCGGATGCAAAGGGTTCACGAGTTATCCGACAAACATCCCGCGAAGACCTTGATGGGGTAAACCCCTGGTGGCACGCGACAACTGCGGAAGTAACCGTCACCCAATTTACTTACGACGACTATGATCCTCTGGCGTTTTATGTATACCCGCCAAATGACGGAACAGGGTCTGTCGTAATTCTCTATAGCGCACTTCCACCGGACGTCGATGATCCGTTAGACACAATGTCTATACCGGATTTTTATCGAGCGCCCCTTGTGGATTACGTTCTCTATCGTGCTTACCAGAAAGATTCGGAAGATGCTTCCAATCAATCTCTGGCAAGTATGTTTTTTAACCAGTTTATGCAAGGTATGTCGATAATGGCGGCTACTGAGCAGACTCATCCCCCGGCGGTTGGTTAATGGCTGCTTTATCGGACCTTACTCTTTATATAACAAATAGTCTGCCGATGGTATCGGATTTGATGGCTATCCAGCAATTGAATCGCGCGGCAAGAACTTTATGTTCTGAAGCAAATTGCTGGAAGTATGAGTACACCTTCAACACAGTAGTTGGAACAGCGGACTACGTTTATACGTTGCCGACAGATACAGAACGAACTCGTATTGAATATGTTCGTTACGATGACGAATATCTGAAACCAACGTCTTGGGATCAGATCATAGAAGATAAAGACGACCCAGAAAAAGAGGGCGTTCCAAACGTATATACGGAAAAATTACCCGGAACTCTAACGCTATACCCCACGCCTGATGCTGTAACCTCAGTACGCATTCGAGTGTCCATTATGCCAGTCTTAGGTAAGGACGTAATGGATGCTGCGTTAATGGCTCAGCACGGCCAAACCCTCGCAAACGGCGCACTCAGCTACTTAATGCTGATGCCCGGCAAACTCTGGTCAGATGCTCAAGGTGGGATGCTTTACAACCAGATGTTCACGCAAGGTGTAGATCGTGCGCGTACTAAAGCCCGCGATGGCAGCACAACGCGCGTGCGCGTAGCGAAATACGGGGGCTATTGATGTCCCGTATACGTCCCGCAATTAACGATGATATCCCCGATATTTTTGCGCTTGCAAAAATTATGCATGGCAGTAGCCGGTACAAAAAAATATCGTTTGATAACAACACGACCTGGAATCTTATCCGGGCCTGTATCGACGATCCCGATCGTTTTGGCTGGGTTGGTGTCAATGAAGACGAAGAAATTGTTTCTGCCTTTTTAGGTGGGGTATGCCAGTTTCATTTTTCTACTGAAACTATGGCAACAGATTACGGAGTATTTACCGAACCGACTCACCGTAAAAGCCGCCTTGCCTTTAAGTTAATGCAGCAATTTATTAAATGGGCTAACGAGCGGGGCTGCTCAGAAGTAAGCCTCGGCGCATCTCATGGGTTTGACCAAAATAATTACGCCTCACGGCTGGGGAAATTTCTGCAAAAACGGTTGGGTTTTACTGAAGCCGGTATCTGGTATGTGAGGGACGCCAATGTGTAAACCAAGTGCACCGACCTACATTACGCCAGAAGGCAGCGGTTGGGAAATACCGGAACCAGAATATCCTGGTCCCTCGGAATCGGAATTAGCTCTGGCAGATATTGCGGAAGAAAAGTATGCCAATTGGGGGAAGCACTACGACCCCGTAGAAGCAGATTTTCTCGCAGAGCAGGACGTCAATAAGGCCGATTACGGGAAAATGATGGGCTATGCCGATGCCCAACAGGTTACAGGTTCTAATCTTCCGGCTCAGATAAACGTCTCAGGCGGAGCCGGATTAGCAGGGATAGGTGAACTTACCAGTGCTGCAACCCAAGGTCAGGCTGCAGCAGCAGGCGCGGCGGAAGCCGCAGATTTTCAACGCCGTAACGCCAATAAACTTTGGGGCCTCTCTGCGGCCAATAAACTACAGGCCGCGAATCAAAATACGCTCGCCAGCGTGGCCAATACAGCGTCAAACGCGGCAATCAGCACTTCTCTGAATGCGCAGCGAACCTCAAATGCGCTCGCTCAACAGAGTTTTTCAAATCAAGCAGATATCGGAATGATGAAATACAACTATAACCAGGGGCGCATCCAAAATCTTGCTCAGATGGGTTCGTCTCTTCTTGGTTATTACCGAACACCCAATACTGGATTTGGCAATCCCGGTGGTGGCTTAGGCAACACAAATATGTCCGGCGGTGCAATTGGACAATGGAACCAGAATAATAATTGGTTTTAAATTATGAGTATTGCAAACCGGAAAAGTTTTAAATTCGATGATGAGGAACTTTTAGAGGCCCGATACGCTCATCGATGCTTTGCCATTGGCGATGGTGATTGGGGAGATGCGGTAGGCGGTGAAGGATGGGACGGTTCTGATTTAGGTGAGCACGATAGCCGTGGTGATGAAGCTGATACTAGCATTGATACTGGCCTCGCGACCGAAAAACCAAAAGGGTGGGTTGCGACCCTTCTTTCAGGTCCTGTTCGCACTTCTAGTGCGGAGGGTAATGAAAATGATGTAGGCGATGGGATAGAGGCATCACGATGTGAAAACGCTGGCGGAGTATGGGACACCAATACGAATACCTGCAAAATGCCAGATGATGATGATGATGATGATGACGATGATGACCTCGGCGGTGGCGGCGGCGGCGGTGACGGCGGCGGGGAAGAACCCGAAAATGAAGCCGATACAAAATTCGCCAAACTGCTTCGGAAGCAATGGGACGATTATAAGAAACGGTGGCTTCCTGTTGAAAAGCAGATGTCCAAGACGCTTACCGACGATAACTTCGGAGAGGGTGTAGTAAACAAAGCACGCCAGGCAGGACTGGCGATGGATTCTGCTGACCAGACAGTGCGTCAGTTGGATCGCTATGGGGTGGAACTGGGTACGCGTCAAAAGCAGGCCCTCATGGGTAGCGCAACTAAGGATCGTTACGCCCAGGCTGTAGGTGGTGCTAATAAAACCCGCGCCGGGATGGTTGATCTTAAAGACGCTCTGCAAAAAGACATGATTGGTATCGGCCAGGGTGTCGGTGCTTCAGCAACAGCCGGTTTAGGTCAGTCGGCCTCGATGGAAATTAGTCGAGCCGCGACAATTTCTCAGATGCAAAACCAGCATGCCTATATGCAGGCTAATCTCGGAATGCAAAACCAGATGTATCAACAACAGATGAAATATGCCGGAAAGCAACAGAAGTCAGGACTTTTTGGGCTTATTGGAACTGCCGTTGGGGGCTCATTATTCGGGCCGGTAGGTGCGATGATTGGCGGTGGTCTTGGATCAATGATTGGATAAATAGTTATGCCTTATAGACCAGCAGATTTTTCCGGCTTAATGAAGGATTACGCCGTCGGCATGCAGATGCGTTATACCTATGACACGCATGCTCGAGAACTCGAAATTAATAACGCTGAGCGTGCTATGACGGGTCTATCTTATATAGAGGGACTCTATATAGATGAGAAGGCCAAATGGGAAGAAAAGCACGGCAGTGTCGATATAGAAAAGTTCGATGATTATTTCGCGGAGAAATATCCAGCAGTCCGTGACAAGTTAAAAGACTACTTTAATGATTACGCTGCTCAGGAGTGGGCAGATAACGGCGAAACCGATCCAGACCACCCCGTAGAGATAATCAAAAGTGGCTTTAAGAAAGGCATGTATATGCTGCTGGGGAAGAACGCTAAAGGCGAGCCTGTCCCCAAAACAGAAAACGGTTCAAGCGATGATAAAGACCCGATTATCGAATTAAGCGCGGAGCAGTTACTTAAGAACACCCGATACAACATCGCGCTTAAATACGGCATTAACCCCGTTACGGCGGGGCAAGTTGGTGCCGCATCAATGGGCGCAAGTGTCTACGATGAAGGAAGTCTCGCCGGAACGCAGCAGCCGTCCGCTGAAACGGCCTCAGGAGCGACGCCAGCCCCGTTAGGTACAGCGACCACCAGTACAACGACCACCGGTTCAGCACCTGTAGCCGAAAACGCTGACGTTACTACCCCGGCAAGTAGCGGCAGTCTGGCTGCAGGTGCTTCTTCCGTTCCGGCTTATCTCGCAGACGGACGAAGTATCGAGCAAGCCGAGA